TTGGCGCTGCTGACCCCCGCCGCCGCCGACAGCGCGGCGGGGTCGATGTCTGAGGTGCCCTCGTCCTGACCGCCGCCCATGCCCCAGCCACGACCCACGCCCGCCATCGACGCGCGACTGCCGAAGGCAGCGGGCAGCGGACCGCTGGGCGCGCTGCGTGGGCCTGGACCGGTGCCATACGGACTGGGGCGCATCGGCGGCGAGCCAGGCTGGTACATGCCCGAGGCCATCGACGCGGGTGCGTTGTAGCGCCCCGTCAGGTGCTCCTGGCCAGGCGTGATCGGCGGTGCGCTGCCCGCCCGCGCGTCCAGTCCCGCGCCGTAGGCGTTGCCGCCGCCCAGCCCGCCGTGCGGGATCAGCGAGTAGTTGAGTTCGTGCACGGGGGCGAGCGTGCCTGGGTGGTGGATCTCGCCCGTCTTGGGGGTGTAGTTGATGGCGCCCACGGGCGCGGGGGTCCCCGGAGGGGAGGCCAGGATGTGCGGCGAGGTGGTGCCCTGCGGCTTGCCTGACCAGGCGCCCTGCAGCGCGGCGGCGGGCTTCTGACGGCGCGGGTCCCAGGCCATCAGCCTTCCTGGAGCCGCTTCCTGGCATGACGGCTCACACGCGCAAGTTTTTCGCCCGTCTGACCGTCTAGTAATTCGACGGGTCCGAAGTCCTCGGCGCCGATGCCGTCGTAGCGTTCGATGATCGGTTCAGGTGCGGCCGAGCCAACCAGATGCGCACGCGCGAATCCCGCTGTACCAGGCTGATGGTCCTTGAACAGGAAGCGAAACCCGGCATCGCTCTCGGGAGTACGGATTGGACCGCTGACGGCCTCGTGGATGTCGGCCTCGATGGACGCGTGGTAGGCGTCGTGCGCCGCACGCTGGAGGGGATCACTGCCTGGCGTGATGGGCATCCAGGTACTCCTTGACTACCTTGGCCGCGTCGTCATCCAGCGGGATCGTCCCGTCCGCCACGTTGGCCAGGTACTGCTCAGTGCGCTGGTTCCTCGTCGTCGGGCTCACTTTCTTGCGGTCTATCGGTATCGAGTCCCGATCGTCGTGCGCCACGACCTCCAGCGGACGGGGTACCTCGCCCATGATCTTGCGCATGTTGGCTGACATATTCCTGCTCCAGCATCAACAGATCGCCGCCTGTCCTGTCGACGATCTTCTGGCCCAGCGCCCGCGCCAGGTTGATCAGCGGCATGACCATCGCGGGCTCGACCTTCCATGACTCGACCTGATCCCAGTCGGGGGGTGTTTCGACGCACACCGCGTACGTGTCGCCGCGCGCGACGTACAGCGCCACGCGAAACGCCACCAGCACAGGGGGTGGCATGTCGATCACCTGCGGGCGGCGGACCACGGCGGTGGCAGCCACGGGCTCGTCGTGTACTGCAACGGGCTCGGACATCCACTCGTGATCGTAGCTCCTGCCTGGGAAGTGATCCTCACCGCAGTGGTGGCACGGCGGCCTGGGGATGCGCGCGCGGTACGCGGGGCTGCCAGGCGTCATGGCCAGGTCGTGCAGGTCGCGCGCGCCGCCGACGGTGGGCACCGTGCGCTGCGCGGGCACGCGGATGTCCTCGCCGATCGCGGGGCTCGGCGGTCGCATCGCCTTGAACATTTCCATCGCGTCGGTCACATCGGGCTCCAGTCTAGGTCATCTGTCGCTGCCCGCCACGCTGCTGAGGCGCGTGACCGGCAGTCCTGCCCGCGCCGCGCGGCCGCTGCCCGCCGCCGCCCTGGGCCATCATCTGGCCTGCCTGGGGCGGCTGGCCGCCCTTGGGCGGACCCGAGGGTTGCTGCGTGCCACCCTGCGGACCCATCGGCGAGGACTGCGCCTGCTGCTGTTCGAGCAGCTTCTGGCTGAGGGCGATGAACCTTTCCGAATCTTCTCCGAACCAGTTCTTGACCCGTTCCAAACCCACCTGCTCTATCACGAACGGCAACGAATCGACTGCCTCGCGTACCAGTTCATCCAGCCACTCCTGTGGATTGTCGGTCGCCCCCGAGAGTTCGATCGAGGTGCGGTGCGGCATCCACTTGTTGGTCTGCAGCGCCTGGAGGGCCTTCCATTGTTCGAGTATCGCTGGGTCAAGACGACGCCCGAGGGAGACCTCCCAGCCGTCCCAGTAACCGTCCACATCCTCGGGCCTGATGGTGACTTCCCCCAGGTCTTCACCATTGCGGTCTTTGCCGGGCACGGGCAGGACGAGACGGTCCTGAAGGCAGACCTCCAGTTCCATGGCTGCGAGTTCCAGAGCCCGCGTAATACCGCGTACCAGGCTGTCCTTGGCGCTTTCGATTTTGAGTGTCCGCATCGACTGGATGGCCCACAGTTGCTGCGCGCTGCGCGTCCCCTCTGCGCTGCGCGGCCCCTGAGCCACGCCGTTGCGCTGAATGTACTGATCGACCACGCTTGTCGTCTGGAGCAGTTCATCGGGTACGGGCTGGCCCTCCAGCATCTGCAAATACTCCCCGATGCGCTGGTCGATCGGGATGTACTGGCCAGGGCGTATCTGGAGTTCTCGCCCGTCTTTCGTCCAGCCCAGGTACGTCCGCCAGGCGTTGATCGCCAGCATCCACACCTGCATGGTCAGGACGTTTGACTCGATGGGGTATAAGCCGGACGCATTGGTCAGCATGCCCCGATAGCGGCGCTCCATATCCTCGAACGTCAACTCGCGGAAGGGGACGATGACGTACGGCATCTCGGGGTAGCCGTGCTCGGCCACGCCGCGATACGGACCCGTGCCGCCCACGTCGAACAGTGGGTGGTCGTTCAGGATCAGGCAGCGGTAGCGGCCGATCCACACGTCGTCGACCCACACCAGTTCGTCAGGCAGCATGCCGCGCAGGATGTAGGCTGTGTCAGGGTAGCGCGAGAAGGCGTGCAGAGCCTCCGTTTTACTAGTCTGGTAGTGCTCTACGACGATGAGCAGTTCACCATCGTCAGCCTCCTCCCAGCGCACCACGCGCGGATCACGGCGCTGGAACACGATCGGGTTCTTGCGACGATGGCGTACCTCCCAGACTTCCTCTGGATCGGCGTCCTCCCAGGCTTCGACGCGCGACTCGTAGCCCTCATCGTCTTCGCCCTCGTCCTGCACGGGCGCTGGGCCTCGAACCTCCAGACCTTCTGGCTTGCTCGGCCATAGCGTGCGGTCGACCATGATCCGAAAGATGCCCACGCGGCGGATGACCATGTCGGTCGGAATCTGGCGCAGCACGTCCTTCTGCTTGCGCCAGTTATGCAGCAGCGCCTTGCCGAAGCGGGTCAGCTTGTCCGCCTGATTCCGATACTTCTGACGTGCACGAGCCGGTCTGACGCGCACCGATATGTCAGGAGGCACCAGCGAGTCGATTGCGGCATCAGCATCAGCGGGTGCCGACCCAGTCTTGACCGCAAGTCGTCCACCCGGTGACTCCACGTCGAAGGACTGGAAGTACAGATCCTCCTCGTCCTCCATGGCATTGTCCAGTTCCCCCCAGCGCGAGACGAGATGGTCGCGCCAGTACACGACCTCCTCCCAGGTCGGCATGTCGCTGATCTCGGAACGGTAGGTGCTTTCGATATCAGCGTACTCGTCGCTCACTTCTTGCCCGCCACTTCGAGATACGAGGTTGGCTCGTAATCACTGCGCTGATGAAAGCCCCTGACGTGGTCCATGAACGCCCGAGAGCGTGATATGGGCATCCTGGCCAGCACCTCAGGGGGCGTTCGAGGGGTAGTGATGTCGGGTTCTTCGTCCTCGTCGGGCTCGATGTGGGTCTCCAGGTAGCTGTAGCTGGCACTTTCGGGCTCCCCCTCGAAGCGCTTCTTGGTCCACACGTAGTAGCCGTAGGCGTCCATGGAGTGGTTCATCCAGTCGCGCGGCTTCTCCTGGTAGTTCATGTTCAGCCGCCGCCGCTTCGGGTACGTGTACGTCTTGAACTCGTTGATGGTGTACGTGCAGCCCGCGTCCACGCGCAGCCGAGCACAGCTTCTCAGGTAGCGCAGCGTCTCACCCACCAGGTGCTCGTCGTTCAGGCTCTCCTCGACCTCGATCATCAGCGCCTTCTGGCCCTCGGCGTCCAGCGCACCGTCCGAGTCGGGCTCGCGGCCCATCTTCTCCAGCACCAGGTTGACGCGGTTCCTGTAGAACCGAAAGAAGCGCACCGGGTCCCTGATCAGGTTGCGCATGAACGGGATGCGCTCCCAGATCTGGGGCTTCTTCTCCAGGCTGTAGGCAGGGAAGCCCATGCGCTGCCAGCGCCGCATCTCCTCGGGCTGCGCCGAGTCGACGATCATGTCCGAGATGCCCTCGACCTCCCACTGCGGCAGCAGGTCGCCGTCGCGCGAGACCTGGGTGGCCTTCAGCCAGGGGCGGCTGGCCAGGATCTCGGCGACCTCCTCGGTCGAACGGTGCGTCTCGTAGATCTCGTCGAAGATCACCGTCATGTCCGTGTACTCCTGGATGGCCAGGATGGCGTACGCGTTGCTTCCGCCGGACGGATCGACGGCCAGGATGACGGGCAGGTCGGGATTGTAGGCTACGCTGGTCACGTGGACCTTTTCTTTGAACTCGGGGAAGACGCGCTCACGTGCGCTGGCGGGGATACCCCCGAACTGCTCCAGAAATTCGTGGGGCTCCATCTCTTTCGCGGCCTGTACCAGGGCGGGTGTCTGGCGGCCCTGTGGGAAGGCGTAGAAATTGATGTCGTAGCTTGCGTCCTGGAACATCTCCCAGGCTGCATCCGTGCCGTGCGCGACCATGTCAGCCCGTGCGTCGATGGCCTTCTGGTGGAAGAAGTCGCCCTCCCCTTCCCAGGAACTGATCAGCAGCGCCTGACCATTACGATCTGTCAGCGGCGGCAGGATGGCGCGCGCCCACGCCTCGGGCAGCACCTGCGCCGCTTCATCAATGATGGCCAGGTCAATCGCTGCGCCTGCGGCCGAGAAGATGTTTTCCAGGGACATGCCTTCCAGCCGAGCGCCGTTCTCCAGCACACACAGCTTCTCCTGGGTGGTGTCACGCACGGTGCGAGTTTTGAGCCCCTGGTCACGCACCACCTCCATGACCTTGTCGAAGGCGCGTGAGACCAGCTTCATG